GCGTGATATAAAACAATGGGTCCCCCTAACCTACAGAGGTGACAGATCGACCTTGATATATAATGCGAAGTTCGATTTCAAAAAGGAAAAAAAATTTCCCGGAGAAAAAATTTTATGGAAAAGGTTTATCACATATATGCAAAGCAAGAGTGTTTATATAACAATCTAAGCGAAGAGCAATTTAAAAATATATGGAACTCCCTCAAGGGGATAGTTGGTCTAATGCAGACTGATTATCAACTTGAGGATTTGTCATATGAGGAAGTGAATTGCGCCCGTGGAGGTGCTGGTGCGAATCCAAGTGAACCAGCAGGATCTGACTCATATTGACAGACTACATAATACTTGTTATAATTGAACTGAAATTAATTTCAACCTATGGCTAAAGGATTTACCGTAAAAGCAAATGCCCCCAAGAAGAAAGAAGCAGAGTGGGACATTGCTGCTATCAAAGAACGCATGAGAGGTAAGACGATTGTCTTCTGTCTTCCTGGACGTGGATGTTCGTATACATTTCTGAAGAACTTTGTTCAACTCTGCTTCGACATGGTACAGAGTGGTTTGAGTATTCAGATCAGTCAGGATTATTCTTCCATGGTTAACTTTGCACGTTGTAAGGTGCTTGGTGCCAATGTACTGCGTGGACCTAATCAAGTGCCTTGGGATGGTCGTCTTGAGTATGACTATCAGTTGTGGATTGATAATGACATTGTATTCAACACTGAGAAGTTCTGGCAACTGTGTGACATGGCTCTTCCTGCAGAGGGTGAAGAGAAGGAGATTGTTGCAGGATGGTATGCAACTGAGGATGGTCACACAACCTCTGTCGCACACTGGTTAGAGGAAGATGATTTCCGTAAGAATGGCGGAGTCATGAATCACGAGAATGTAGAATCCATTAGTAAGCGTCGTACACCTTTCACCGTGGATTATACAGGTTTCGGATGGGTACTCATTAAGAAGGGTGTCTTTGAAAATCTGGAATATCCTTGGTTTGCTCCTAAGATGCAGCAATTTGAGTCTGGCAATGTTCAGGACATGTGCGGTGAGGATGTCTCATTCTGTCTTGATGCTAAAGAATCAGGTTATGAAATCTGGTGCGATCCTCGGATTCGTGTTGGTCACGAAAAAAACTCGCGTTATCTAATAAGGAGGTTTTATTATGGCAATGATGAAAGGCGGGACTTATACTCCCGGTAAGCCGAAGAAGACTCGGCAAGGGCGCTCGCAAAATACTCTGCTTTCCGCGACTTCTCGCAATAAAAAGAAAAAGCGTTATCGCGGGCAAGGTAAATAAGAGAAGTTACATCTAATTAATGTCTGCTCTTATTTGTAACCTCCCCTCGGAAGAGGTCTGGGTACGTAAAGAATATCTCACAGATCATCAAAGTGGTCACGGAGAATTTGTTAAAGGCGTCTGGGTGTCGGCAAAGTCGATACCTGGGCGTGCTTTTTATTTTGAGACGTATTTACCAGAATATGCTGCAATGTATGATAAACTACCTATTAGCGCGTTTCTCTCGTCTCCGACGCTTCCAGACCCCGATATGGACCTTCCTAACCTACAGTTCTGGAACTGTATGGATTATGGTGTAGTCTCAATTCATAAGCAATTTATTGGTTCAATGGACTATGAATTGTATACAAGAGACTTTGGTACGCAGAAAGGTACATATATTTGTACTATTGACAATTATCATCAAGATCCTGATGTGATTGATTATGCAACAAGTGAAAATCCAGCTGAACATAAGTCACATAACCTCATTGCACTGAATAATGGACAGTATGCACTCTATCCAAACAATAGAATGCGTATTTTTGATAATAGTTTGACACCTATTGAACCAAAGATGCCCGATTTTAAGGTTTCCACTCAGTATTATCAGGTTGAAAATGGTTTCGAACGTCTTGGAATGGGTCGTGAAGACGAATATTTCTGGAAAACTGCAAAGGAACGCAAAAATGATGACCTAAATGACCATAAATGTTCAAATTGTGGACAAAATCCTTGTGATCCACGCTGTATTAATGCCGAATAGAGGTAAAATGAACCCAAATAACGATTTTTTAGACAACTTAGCTAACGATCAGCATCAAAAAATGCTTCGTGAAATTGCAAATGATGGATTAACTCCCAAGAAAACGAATAAAAGACAAGATTCTGAAATTTTTCAAGAATATTTGGATTCAATGTACTCAGACATCTCAAATGATGCCAATGATCCGATTATTCTCAATGAATTTTGATAAGAATTTGTGATAAATAAGATATAATTGCCGTATTATTGTGCCTTTAGAGAGGGTAAGTCAAGGTTTTAAGGACGTAAGCATGTCATTCAAGGTCAATCCGTTGACCAATGACTTAATTGGTCTCAAAAATGAGAATGCTATTGCTCGTTCTATAAAAAATATCGTATTTACCCTTCCTGGAGAGAAATTTTATAATGAAAGATTTGGATCCAAAATTTCAAAATTATTATTTGACAATATTGATGATTTAACAGCATCAAATATCAGAGATGAAATTCAAAGATCAATTGAAAATAATGAACCAAGAGTACGATTGAGATCTGTTAGTATTTTTCCTGATTATGAAAAAAATCAATTTGATGTGACAATTATATACGATATCATCGGTGCAGACATTCCTGCACAACAGTTAGAATTCGTGTTGCAACCAACAAGGTAAAATGCCATTAGTCAATTTTTCCAATCTGGACTTTGACCAGGTTAAAACATCACTTAAAGAATATTTAAGGTCAAATTCCAATTTTACTGACTATGATTTTGAGG